TGCTTCTATTATAACATATTACCCCTGATATAGGGCGATTTTGGCGCAGTCCACTTTTTCGATTTTTTCTCTCGTGTGAAAAATGTCCCAATACACGCGGGTGGATTAAGGGAGGGAGGGTACACCCACCTACCCCCCTATGCTTTCCAAACCAAAAAGTACATTATGTTATAATTATTTTATGGCTCAAACTCGCAAATACTCGTCACCAAAAGACCCGCGAAAGCGCTATCCCAAGCTCCGTAGCGACTTGCGCAAGCGCGTTTTCGCCTCACAAGATGTTTGCGGCATTTGTGGGCGCGAAGTAGATAAAACTTTGCCACCAGGCACGCCATTAAGTCCGGAACTTGATGAAATTATCCCAGTGTCTCGGGGAGGGTCGCCATATGATATTGAGAATCTCCAGCTCGTTCATCGTGGCTGTAATCAGCGTAAAGGCGCTAAGATGCCGGGCGACAACATAGGGGCGGTCGAGAACCCACTACCAGTATCTAAGAATTGGTGACAAAAGCAAAGTGGGGGGTTATTTTTTTGTCTTCTGCCCGTACTTCTTAATCCGCGCCTCGACTGCTTTCTTCGCCCGAGCAGAGCGCTCTTCGGGAGTGAGGTTAGCCCAAGCTTTTTTGCCGCCAACACTAGCACCAATATTCATTTTGTCATATGCCTCAGCCTTGCGTATTAGCTCGTCATACAGTGATTTGGGGATAGCAATAGTTGGATCATTATCCATAAGTTCTTCCTTTCTTATCGGCGGCTTTAGCAAGGGGTCGACATTATCTTTCCGTTATGTTATCATTAAGTGAAGTTACTTCTTCTTCGCTGGAGTGGTAACTTTTTTGATTTTGAAGTAATCAAGTTCGTAACCTTCTGGGATAATAATCTTTATCTCCATTTTCCTCCTTTCTACCGCCGATTTTTAATTTTGCTATCCCCTTGCTATATTCTCATTATATCAAAGCGACTTTGATAAGTCAATAGGTTTTGTGAAGATTATTGCGTTTTTTATTGTTGTAACTAATGGAATCACAATAAACGTGTTCCCTCTATAGATTCGAGAGGATGTCGTGCCATTTTTTATTATTTTCTTCGATAGTAGCGCGCGACTTCGACTTCTTTCCAAAGACTTTTTGCCCCCAATAGGCAAATGTGGCCGCATCTAAAGCGCAGGTCGACAAATCCTTGCTCATCGACTCCCATCCAAACCCGCCATAGCGCCCCATAGATCGCTGTTTAGTGATGCGCACTGTCTGATTTAGCAAGGGTTGGTCGTAGTGGCTCAGTTCGCCGCGTGTGATCGCGTCATAGGTGAATTGGTGCGCGGAGACAATATCCTTCATGGTTGGTTGGACGATTTTGCGTTTAGGTACACCTTTACTTACTAAGTCTTCAAATAGTATTGCTTGTCCCGTCGCTCCGTCAATAATAATCTGAGCGCAATTCCGTCGCCTTTCGTAGAGCCAGTTCGTCAGTCTACCGAAGCCCTCGTCCATTGGACGTTGTTTAATTATTTCAACATGTATGCGACCATTCTTGAGTGGCTGGGCTGCCGCTAGGCTAAATGCCGAGCGGTCTGGCGCGAATTTGACTGCGAAAACTGGCAGGTAGCTATCGTCATAATCTGGCTTTTCCGTCACGCACGCATCCCATTCCTTCTGCGATATTGCGCGCTTAGATTCGGCTTCGCTCCACCACCCGAGCCTCATGTGGTTAAAGTTGTCGGGGCTGAGCGAACGCGCCTCGGCTTCCAGAACCCGCTGTAGTAAGGTTTTGCCGAGCGATGGATTCGTCTTATACCACGCCTCAACGTCGTTTTTGTCAGTCAACTCCTTGACGCCCCACTCCGTCCAAACACCTTCGCCCGTTTTAATGATTTGCTGCCGAACACGCGCAAAGACTTCGCCAACCGTTTCCGCCATTGGCGGCGTTCCACAATAAATAATCTGTGGATTGCCGCTTGGCGCAGCAGACGTTGTTGGGACAAGCGTTGCCTGGTGCGCGTCGAGCATGTCGGCCGCCTCGTCGTTAATAAGATCGTCAACCGTCATGCCGAGACCGCCAAGTCGCGTCCGAGTAATAAATTGATACCTGGCGCCATTGTCAAATTCAATATAATCGTAGTTGCGGGGTTTGTCTCTAAATCTTGGTGTTAGTAAGTTGAAAATCTCTTTATACGGACTCTCGTAGAAGAAATCTTGAACACGTTTTTTGACGACGTCGACCGTCTTCTGTTTTTGCGCAGTAAACAGACCGATCCTGCGTCCAAAAATAATACCATAAATAATGCGAGCAACGATGATTTCCGTTTTGCCGTTTTGGCGCGGAACTGACAAGCCACAGTCGAGGTTTACAAACTTGCCGTCGTCATCCTCTGCTAGCCAACGCCTTAAGACTAATTTTTGCCATTCATGGAGCGGCGTGCCGTACTCATCGAGTAAATCGAATAGAAGTTCGGCTTTACGCGTGTCACCGTCTCGGTAAATATCCAGCCTTGGCTCCTGACAGGCTTTATAGCTCTTTTTAGCCATCTTTTTCTCCAGACGCCTTACTTATCGTTTTAACGCTTTTCTTAGCCTTAGGCGGCGTTTTAGAGGGGTCTTTTTTCTGAGTGATACGTTTTTTCGCGGTTTTGGTCGTAGTTTTGCGCTTCGCCGCCGGTTTTGGTGTTTTGTTGTCCGCCTTCATCAAATCTGCCGCTTTTAAGACGCGACTGAGCGTTGAGTTCGCCTTCGGCTTATGCGAGCGAATCTCTTGGAGCTGCTTACGATAGATATTGATATTCTGGCTCAGCCTCGCCACTTCTTGTGGGCTTGCGCCTTCGAGTTCCGATACATTTTTACGAATGAGGTCCATGTAGAATGCCTCATCATCATCGCCAACCGCAACTTCCATAATACTGGCTTCCTTTTGTGCTTTGATTCGACCCTGCGAGAGTTTATCCATCTTTGACGGATTCTCAAAAATTTCAAGCCACCGCATCAGCGCGGCGTAGCCCTCGCTCGGTAGAGTGTCGGCTAACTCTTCTTGAGATTTTTGCAACTCTGCCGCCGGCAACTGACCAAAATACTCTAGCCAGTCGTTGTAACGGTAGTTTTTAGTCTTTTTCGCGCCGATTTTCATAGTTTAGCACCCTTGCTTCACGCTTAACCCCCTCTTCATGGTCGATGCGTATGATTGCTCGTGGGTCACTCTTGTCTATACCGGCCAATCCGACAGTATATCCAATGACATGGCGAAAATTGTCATTTTCGATTATCCCAGCCCGAACGAGTGCATCGAGAATTGATGTCGCCTGATTATCGAGATCCCGCAGCACAAAGTTCGGCTCATACATATCGAACGTAATAAAGACCGGTGAAGGCATCTTCTTTCCTCGGGTTTGCGACTTGAATTGCTTAATCATGTCATTTTCATTTTCTAGTGCCTTGGCGCTAGAAATCAAATTCACTCGTCCAGTCCTACTATTAGGTATAATACGTTTGCTATTCTTCTTGGAGTAGACGATTCCGTGATAGACTAGCGTCATCTCATTCTGCTGATCGTTTTTCACTTCTCTTCCCCTTATTGCTTATTTGCCAGAGACACCCCGATTATACAGATTCCCACCACTCCGATGATAATCCCCGCTAAAAGTCCTAACATAAATTCCATTATTTTCCTTCTAATAAATAATTATCATCCTTCGCAATGGCGCAGTTCCTAGCTGGGTGGATTTCTCCTTCATGCTCCCCCCAAGAACTTAACGCCATACGCTCCATGATCGTAGTAATTGTCTAGCCATTCGGCTTTATGATACGTCACCTCGCCACGGAGACGGGTGCGAGCGGTAAAGTTACTCATTTTTCTTCTCCTTATACTCTCCTAATGCTTCCTGATAGGCTGCTTTTTCTAACGCCGCCAACCCACCCTTTTGACAACGAGGTCGTACCACTATCGTGCCTTTATCGCTGTCGTAAACTATCACTATATACAGACGGCTGTCCTGCCCTCTCCACACTCTCCTGGCTTTCTCTACTAGTAATGGGATCATTATTCCTCCCAACATTCCCAGGTATTGGTTAATGAGAGCCACTTTTTACGACAGACTTGTTTCGGTTTACGCTCAGGCTCGGAATTGTCCGATGCATTAGAGCCCGTAGGGTAGTCTCCGGTAACAGAGTCATCTACTACTTCTGGATTGGCGGCTAGCCAGAGCAACCCAGACCAGAGCACGGCCACACAAAGTACTGCCAGTATTTCTATCCGGTAGTCAGAGATAAAAGAACCGATACCTCTTAAGAAATTCAACATATTATTGCTCCTCCACCAACTCTGGGTTTGATAGAATGTGGCCAATAATAACGACGTCATCATCTAAATCATTCGCTCCATCATTCGTTGGGAGATAGAGTAACATAAACCGTGCCGCACTAGGATTGTAGTAAACTACAAAGTTTACTCCCTCATGGCTTCTCACAATACTCCCTTCAAATATCTCCTTACCATCTTTGTTAAAAAGGTTGGTGGATTGGCAGAATACGTAACGTCTATCTGAAAGGTCGTCATTAACTAAGTCGCCTACTCTGCCTTGAAAATGATTAACGATTTGCCATATTTCCATTGCCTGAGTAAGGAATACTTTATTTTGTCTGTCCCATACCATAAACCGCTTTGGCATAGGGTGGAAGTTAAACTCACCGGATTCGACGGGTTTAGAATTATGCTGTAATTTCATATTGTTTTCAGGCATTTTCAGTCCCTCCTCTCTCTGCTTTTGTAAGTTGTCCGCTTTATCGGTTTTTGCGTTTTTCAGGGTTTTTACATCATGGAGCATAGATTCAAGGTCTCTTATAATGACGCCCATGTCCTTTTTCTGGGCCAACTTGAAGTCATCCGGGAGCTGAGTGTATTGACCTAACGGCAGGACAACCTTACACATCTTAATGATCGTATCAAGCCCTAGCGCATAACGCTCGCACCTATGGGCGCATTCTTTTGCTTGGGCAATTTGTAGTTTGCTGACTGTGGTTTTACTCATTTCTCTATCGCCCTTTCTAATGTATGCAGTGCACAGGATTTACAACTCGTTTTTCTACAATAGTCATCCACTGACTCTCCTTTTAGAATGCGATAGTAGTTTTTGTGCCCGCAATTAGTACACACCAATACTACAACGTATGTATCACCCATCTAACCCTCTCCTCCGTTTTCAATGACTGGGATGCCGTATTTGATTGCTACTTCTCGCTCGATTAGACATCCTCTAGC